ATTTCACTGACACCACACCGAGTGTCGTAGAGAACATGATTGCAGGGAGCCTGATACCGTGGTGTCGGTGCAGAGCCAGACATGATGTATCCAAAGATAGCAGGAACACGCAGCTTCGCAAGCTGACCTTCAACAGTAAATGAGGTGACGCGGCCTTTCCACAGAAGAACGCTATCATTGTAATCTGTATCATGAACACGGTAGATCTCGCAAACCAGAGCGGGCGGCGCTTGATCGTAAGCATATTCACGAACTATCGGATGCGTGAATGGCAGCGTGACTTCAAGAGCGAGTTGATTTTCCTCTTGGGTTCCGACTTTGAGAGCGTTGCGCTCAATCGCAATCGGCGAGTACACTTGCCCGTTGACAGTCAGTGCTTCATAGTAGCTGGTGAGATAGTAGCTGTTATAGGTCCCAGTGAATTTGAATACCTCACGAGGAGCACCGCTCTGAATGCCAGTTTCTTGAGCTTGATATACCATCAGCTGTGATCCGTTGTCATGATGCCCCACGAGTACACCGTATCACGATGTTCATGGCGTCTGCGAATAACATCGGTTCCACGAACTTTCAGCATGAAGCTGATCATTGTGATATCCGATACGAGCGGATCATTAGCCAAAGAAGGTGTGAAGCTGAGATCAACATAACCATCATCGCGAACAGCAGCACCAATCACCTTGTGGAAAGTCGGAGCAAGAGTTCCGTACTGGATCATGATGTACTGCCAAGTCGGATACGGGAAGAACAACGAAGGATAGTTCGCTTCGTTGACAATCAGCGTTCCTTCAAGCGGATTAGGAGTTGCGATAGGTGCCAGTGTCAAGTCCGGCAACCAAGTCGGCATGAGCCATGCTTTCTGTGCCCCGCGAGCCTGATCGATGAACTCGCGCATGTAGTCCTCATCCTCAGAACGATCATAGCGTTTGATCAACCAAGAGCGACTTCCTGACAGTGTTGGGTGAGGATCAGCTTTCCGAAGAATGGCTTTCAAGCCAACTTCAAAGTCAGCGATCTCTGCACGAGTTGCAAAGAGTTCGTCAGCACTCACAAGAGGACGGATACGCATGACGTTTAGGCCATCAACAACATCAATGCTGATGCTTGCTCCAGGACGCGGCAGGGCGGGCTGAGCAAAACCCTCAGCCCGTATGTCCATCTTTCCGGTGATGCTCTGCATGGTCAGGCCAGAGTCATTCTGGATGATCATAGCATGGCAGGGATAGACATAGTATCCGTTATCAATATCTTGCCCAACGGCAGAGCCGATGTCAACTCCATCACTGTAAATTGCAGTGACTTTCGCCACCTGTGCCTCTTGGGTTTTGATGTTGATCATCGCGATGCTTTCATTAACTCGCATTTGAGTTTTGGTCGCATCGAAGTACAAGCGGCTTCCACCGATTGTTGTCGTCTGAGTTATACGAGTCGCGTGTTGATAAGCAGGAATGATAGCTTGAAGACCCATGTTCTTGAACAGCAATTCATATTGTTCTTGGCGCTGCTGAAGATCGATGATATCGATAGAGAACTCCATGTTCCGGCGTGGATTGCGACGCAGACTGATGCGCTGCTCGCTACCATCATAGGCTGTCAAGATCTCTGTGAGGAATTCCCATGTCTCATTGACAGGCACATCTGGCACGAGGTTGAAAGTCTCAGAGACAGTAGCGATGATGATAAGGTATGCGATGCCGAGCGGAAACACGAACTCGACCACTGCATCTACATTGGGTTCACCGGGACCGATACGAAGATTGACATTCTGATATTCAGAGTCCATGATAGTGCTGACCAAAGCCGTCTTATCAAAGGTTAGAACCTCGGAGCCAAAAACGTTGATCGCTTGCAGAGTTTGGATAACTGGAAAAGTACTCCAGATAATGAATGGAATGTCAGTGTTGATGAGAGGGTTCGCCAGACGAAGTTCTTCAGGAATGACCCAAAAACGAAAGTGAAAATCGGTGTATTGCGTGGGAGTGATCGTTCCAGTGTTAGTGCCAGACCAAGAAGTTTCATCAACAAAACTGTAGCTGTTGCTCACCAAAATCGGATCTTGAACAGCAATCGACTCAGCAATATCAGCATAGCTTCCGCCCTGACGCGGCGCTTGTGTTCCGCTGAACACAAGACGATCAGCACCAGCATCGCTGTCCCAGAAAGCAACAATTGATCCAGGTGCAATGAATGCCATCACGGCACCTTCTTGAAAGCGTAGCCTGAGCGTCCTGACGTGATTTGGTCAGTCAGATGTGTCAAGCTCCATGCAGTTGAGCGCAGCATTGGGAACACCATCCACTCTTCTGCTCCGTAGGTGAGGATGTCCTTTGGCGAGTAGAGTTCCAGACTGCACGTCCGCACGTTGGGGAACGATCCGACATAGGTGACTTTCGACGAAGGCCCTGAGTTTTGTAGGATCCACACAGGCAGCGGCCCCATAGTCATCGCGCCTGAGTAAGGCTGAGGTGTTGTGAACTGCGCCCATGTGGACCAGTTATACTCGTAGCCCAGAGAGCGTTCGCTTGGGTCTTGTTTCGCTTGGGCATGAGTGTCCGGCGAGATTGTATTGACCACGTTGTCAGGTCCTTGCACCACGTTGGCAGCAGGCCATCCGCTCGAAGGGAGCGGATTGACTGTGGGATCGATAATATAGACCAAGCCGTTCTGCCCGTAGTAGGTAGGGATGAAGGTGAACAAACTGCGCCCGGTATAGAATTGATTTATGCGGCCATAAGGGCCACCATTCCAATCGAGCGCTGAGATGCCATTCGAGGTGTCGATTGAATAGGCTCGCTTTGGGCTGGCCGTTGCGTAGACGATGCCGGTGTGAGTCATACCGTGCTTGTCAAGTGCACCGAAGCCAAAGTGAGTGTAGCAATCAGAATGGATCCCATTCGAGAAGTTGCAGACGACGTGGATGTAGTCACTGACCGTAGGGTCAGAGAAGATGTGCCACGAAGTAAAAGTGTAGTTCATGTTGGCGGCTTGTGCAGATGACGCGTTAGCGCCTGCGTTTGTGGTCGCGTCCGAGGGGGACGTTCCGACCGCAATTCGCAAGTAGCGAACTGTCTTGGTTGCGCCGCCAAGCAGCGTGCGGTCAACCTCGGTCGCTGTGTAAGTCGACCAATCGACGCCGCGGACGATGCCTTTCGAGATTGGCCAGTTTCCGCTGGTCGTTGTCCAGCCATCTGCGACGGCATGTGCGAGTACCGCGGCCATCAGCGCGATGTAGTCACCTGTGCCTGTGCTGTAGGTCATGTCTCAGTCCTCCCGAACTGCGAACCAAGCAACCGATTCGCGCCGGGTGCGGTTCGGAAATACGCGGTAGTTTTGAATGCCAATTGTGATCAACTGGGTGGGTGTCAGTATACCACCAGATGGGATCGCGAAAACGCCGTCCATTACTCCGATGTTGCCGTAGGGGTCGTGCATAACGGTGCATGGAATGAGTGGCAGCGCATTCTGCTGCGTCGCGCTAACGTAGTCAAAGATATGTGCGGGAGAATAGTCATTAAAGTCAGACCCGATAGCTCCAGGCCAGCTACTAGAAATTCCAGTTGAGCCAAAGTGATACGGCCAGACCCAGGAATTGGTAGGCTTCTTGAGATAGAGGTTGCTCGTGCCAGTGGATGGGCGATTGTTCGGTACGATCAACGTCCCATCCCAGAGGCGACAAGCCGTGGCGCTCAGACCCGGATCAGCCATAGATGACAACCTCGCGTTGACATCTCCTGACGTGTAAGTGAAACGGTCAGGCATGGTCGTCGAGATGAGAAGTGGGAAGGGATAATCATTAGGCAAAGCGAAAGCCGACATGAAGCCGATATAAGTCGAGGTGTAGTCCTGAGCGCCGCTGCGCGTGATCAACAGGATCCGCTTCGAGTTCGAGTAGATCCAGTAAGTAACAGTGCCCGAATCCATCAGGTGGCAGCGCTCGAGTCCACTTGAACCAACCTGCCCCGCCCACGAGCGTATCGCCGCATCGTAAGCAATCGAGTAGTCCAACTGGATGACATGTGTTGAGGCTGCTTGTCGGCAGTAGGAGCGTGCGTGGACGTAGACGCGGCGGGAAGCGTCATAGCCAGGACCCTGCCACAGCCAGTAGTCTTCTGACAGGTCACGTCCCGCGCTTGTGGTGAGGTTAGAACTCGTGGTGAAATCTTCCGCTGCTCCCGAGCGGCGCGGGGCATCAACCGCGACATGGTCGCTGAAAAGGAAGCCGTCTGTGATGGTGAAAGTCTTGTACTCGGAAGCCGTCCAAGTTATGCTGGTGTAGACGTTCAACGTGGTCCAGACTTCTCCATCGTTTGACCACTGAAAAGCAAAGTCACGAGGAGAGTTGCCGATAGTAGAGTCGCCGCGAAGGTAGAACTCGCGGATAGTCGTGGGCGCTCCGAAGTCATAGGTAACAGTCCAGGGCTGATTGGCGATGCTTGCAGAACGCAGCAGACCTCCCGCGACCATAAGTGAAGGGGTGCCTGTCCCCACTGACGAGCACGAGAAATTTGCACCGACCGTTGCGACGTTCGCACCTCCAGACGTTGTGCGAAGATTGAAAAGTTGCAGACCTCGAAAGCCGCTAGAAGTAGTCTGGCTTTCCCAGACCAAGAGCCGCCAGTACCGTGCAGCTTTCGGGGAAGCACAAGCCATATCGGTCTCACCCCGCAGCTTGGTCCAGCCGTTTGCGACAAGGTGAGTGTTCAGGGCGTTCAGGAGTTCAGATGGCGTCCTAGCTGTTCCAGTAGCGAATGGCATAGGTTCCCCTTAGGACTGTGCGATCTGCTTTACAGTCGACGAGTTACGTTGCAGAATGTTGATGATCTGCGTATCACCGCCATCATTGAACACCCCTATGATGTCGCTTGGGCTGAGAACAGCAGCGATATTGACAGGAGGAGATTGAACCACCGTGGTTCCACCACCCTGACCTTCCCCGTTTTTCTTAGCCTGTTGTTGACCCGGCGTGAGTATGTCTACACGCTCATCAGGTCTCTTGGCAAATGCTACTACTTGCGAATCGGTTGATCCTGGTCCGCTGGGGAGAATTGATCCACCAGTCGCGAAGCTAAGTCCGCCACTGCCACCGAGGCTCGCACCCGGAATGCCCAAGAAGCCACCGAGGAAGGAAAGAAGGAGACGTTGTGCAGCGAGTTTCAGAAGTTGAGCGAACAAGTCCGCAAAGAAAGCGCGAATGTTGAGTTTACCTGTCTGCGCGAACTCAACGATTGCATCAGCCGCTCTTCCAGCCGCTCCAACAATAACTCCACCAAGCGACTCACCAAACTCACCAGCAGACTGAATGGCTCCACCGATTGCAGCCCTGAACCCACCACCGATTGTATTCGCAGCTTTGTCAGCATTGATCTGGAGGTCACGCAGTTTGGAATTGTAGTTCTCAAGAGAGATCGCTCCCTCTTCGAACAACTGGTTGAGAGCGGCTTGACCGAATTGCAGTGCTTCCTGTGGGCCACGAATTTCCTCGAGGATGGACCCGTATGCTTTGGAGATCTCGAGCAGTTGAACCGCCGAGGCAACCTGATCTTTCTCAGTCGCAGACAGTTCGCGCTTGATTGATTTCTCGATGGACAAGATCTGGTTATTGATCTCTTTCTGGATACCGTACTGTTTCTCCAGTTCGATCTTCTGCTGAAGTTCAGCCAGTTCCTGAGCAAACGTCTTTTCGTTCGCTCCGCCACCTGTTCCAGCAGGAGTGTTGGGAGTGACAGGAGTGCCAGGAACTGTCGAGATAGTTCCGGAAGGAGGAACGTTGGCTATGTTTTGACGAGCCCGATCGATTACCGTTTGACCGAGTTTACCTGCTGCATCAAGAACCGCTTGACCTGCCTCACCAGCGAGATTGCGGGAGTATGCGCTTGCGAATTCATCAGCATAGATCTTGCCGACATCAGAGGCAGCACCAGTCACATCACCTTTGAATTGATCCAGAGACAAACGACCCTGATCAAAGATCGGTTCGAAGCTGGGAAGGCTCGGCAGATCGAATTGAATGTCACCAGCCGCAGTCCCAACCGCGTCAAAGGTATCGATCGCAATTCCAGGAAGAGCGTTCAAAGCATTGATGATGACGTTGATTGCTTCCAGGAATTTCTGTTTCAGGAAAGCTGCGGCTTTCTCAGCAATCGCTGAAATGGCTCCAGGAAGTGCAGAGAAAGCGTCGAAGATATAGGTCACGGCATCGCTTGCGAATTGAACAATCGAGTCCATCACCTGACCGAACTTCTCAGGAATGCTTTGCACGCCTTCAATGAAGCCATTGACCAGATTTTCAACTGCTGTGAGAACACCGTTCCTGATGATGTTCATGATGTCAAGTATCGCAGCCGGAAGAGTTCCCCAAGCGCGGATAGTGCCGTTGATGAAACCGACAATCGTGCCGAGGATCGTGTTGATCACTGTGAGGACAAAACTACCGACTGCCGTGAAAGCGTCAAGAATGGCTTGCCCAAGGGCGAGGAATGCCTGCTTCACGATGTCAATAGCAGGCTGGAGAAATTCGATGATCACTCCAACGACACTGGATATCGCTTCGTAGATAAGCTGGAAAGCTGCGATCATTGCATCTCTCAGGCTGACCACGCCATCAGCGGTAATCTTGATACGATCACCAAAAGCGAAGATCAGGGCAATCAAAGCAGCAATAACAGCGATGACAGCACCGATAGGATTTGCCGCCAATATAGCGAACAGCCATGAGAACGCACCAGCCGCCCCACGGACAAGTCCCGTGAGCAGCGGAAAGGTGCCTGCCAAGCGTGCCATGAAACCACCCTGAGCCGCCGTTGCTACTCCTAGCCGCGTCCTAGCGGCAGCCTGAGCGGTCTCGGCCACCGTAACTTCAGTAGATAGGGCAGCACTTCTTCCAGTTGCGATATTGTTTGCACGCTCAGCCGCGGTGAGACGAATTGTCGCAGCGGTAAGTCGATCACGAGCGCCCTGCATAGCAATGAACTGACCAGTCGCAGCGGAACGGGCGCGCCCGCCTGCGAATTGTGCTTCTGCTTCTGCATATTCAGCTTTAGCGTTGCGTAGCGTGGCTCCTATTTGGGCTTGACGAGTTGTGATGTTCTGCAGACGAGCGCGGGTATCGTTGAGAGTTGCAGAGGTCGCCGCAACTTGTTTGCTCGCGGAAGCGACTTGAATTGATGCGTAACGAGCGAGAGCAGCGCCAGCGCGAGTGAAGCCATGGACATAGGAATTGATCCGCCCAAGAAGGGAAGCACCGAAAGAAAGGGCGAAGCCAGCGGCCACCAGTCCAAGAACGCCGACAACGATGTCGAGGTTCTCAGAGATAACGATAATCGCTTTCGCGAGCGCCGTGCTGGCACCAACCGCATCATCGAAGTCATCAATGAATTTAAGCAGGTTATTTCTGGCGACTCTGAACCCCTGCTCGATGGTCGGGTTCGTTTGGGCGAAAAGTTGATCAACACCATTCTGCGCGGCTGCAATCGCATCAAACACTACTTGAGAAGTGAGTTTTCCTTCTTTGCCGAGTTGACGTAATGTTCCACGAGTAACAGTACCGTATTGACCAGTTTTGGTCATGTAGTCAGCGATGATATCTGCAACGTAGGGAAGCTGTTCAAGGACAGAACGAAGTTCATCACCGGACAAGCGGTTAGATGCAAGACCCTGCCCAAGCTGTATCAAAGCCGCATTAGCTTCCTGAGCCGAGGCACCAGAAACAATAGCAGCCTTTTGTAGAGTTTCAGTAACAGCGATCACCTGTTGTTGACTCGCACCAAGATTACGAGCAGAGAGAGCGATACGGCTGTAGACGTCAGCAGTCGCTTCAACAGAAGAGCGGGAGCGATTTGCAGACTCGAACAATGCGTCTTGAACTGCTTCGAGGTTCGCCGTGCTTGTGCTCGTGAGACGAAGTTTATTTTCCATGTTGGTGAGTGCATCAGCCATCTTGGTGAGACTGCTCACAATACCTGCGCCGCCCAAGACGAACAGGGCACGCTGGAGGAGGAAGATACCACGAGTTGCATTATTCGCGGCTTGACCGATTTCATCAATCTTGCGTTTGACAATACGGGCACCATTCTCAATGAAGCTGACTGTTACGTTTTCTGTGACCATTACAGATCGCCTCCGTCATCGCCGCTGGCACTTCTGTCGAACACACGAAAGCCACGGATAACAGCTTGGGCTTCACGAATGGAAATCTCAACCGCTCCAGGAAGCAGTGCTTTGTCCAGATACGGTACGCTATTTGCGATGTAGATTGCGGTCTTCAGACCAACACCCGAAACACCTTTGACAGAGTTGATACGAGCGTTGCCAGCAGAGATCGCTGCTGCGGCATTCGCCGTTTCAGCAGCGCCACGTCCATTCGCTTTGCTCCCCTTCGGATAGGGAGCATAAGGCCCAATGACAGCAGTTGGAGCAGCGCCAAGGCCAACACGCCAGTTGGAACGAGCCTTGCCTGTATCAACCTTGGTATTCTGCACGAGGGAACGAAGAGTTCGCTTTGCCATGCTGCGAACAAGTTTAGAAGCAGAATTCTCAACCTGACGACCGCGCCGCCTTATGTTTTTTGAGAACTGAAGAAGATCGGCCATTACTTCTGTTTCTTTGCTTGATACTTCATGTAGACGGTGTCCATCGCGATTATGTGATGGTGCATCGCCTCTTGCTGTTCTTCATCAAGTCCCTTCACCATGCAATACTGTTCGATAGCGAGCCAAGGTATCGGACCAATGCTCCAGCCCATTTGACGCGAGGAAGTGAGTTCCATGAACCCTATGTAGTATAGTTCAAGCCCCGGCATAATGCTAGGGGCATTTTCTATACGACTAGGTATAGGCTGGCCGCTTTTCGTGGCCTGCTCAATGATCTGTTGCTCAACTTGCCCGTGCTGAAGTTGATACTCCAGCACGGCAGTTAGTTTCCCGAGTCTTCCTCGATTTCGGCCTTGCGAAAGTTGGAAATCGCGTTGGCCTGTTCCTGCACGTCGATGAAGAGGTTGGGCAGGGCCTCGAAGACTTTCTGCACTTCTTCTTTGTTGAATGGCAGGACTTCACCGTCACGACCTTCAATTCCTGGCTTCCAGCCAGCGTCGCCCTTCACCTGCCAGTCGAGAACGATCGTCTTGGCATAGATATCAGACATGATCGCCATGGAGCGCTCATTGGAAACTGCTCCGGCCTGCATGGCCCGACGAATCGGCTTCAGAGCCTTTTCGGCGTAGCGGACATATTTCTTGTTGCCCTGACCAGCCGATGCGATCTTCACGCGGAAGTCGCCATAGTCCAGCCAGATTCCAGCGTTCTCGAGATCCTCATCGGTCTCGAAAATGTCATACATTCCCATCTGTATTCTCCTGTTTTAGGTGTGGTAGACGCCGCGCTTACGCGGCGTCCGGGACATAGTGGAAATAGGTCAGCAGCAGAGTGTGATCGAGGTCGGTGCTGATATCCTGACCAGAAGCAGCGTCCGTGTTGAGCGGAAGCATGATTGGCTGGTCAATTTCGACCTTGAGACGCCCATCGCCCAAGGAGATCAACGGAATGTCATAGATGAGAGCCGTGTTGTCCTTGACGAAACTGATGTCGAGGGTGACGCTGGCGTTGTTGCGAACGGCCTGCGTTGCCGAGACGTTGGCAAAGTAGGCAGTCACCGAGCCAGAGACATTGAACGTGCCTGCGGTCACCTCGAAAGCGCCGAGAACACCGACTGCCTTGTTGGGTGTGACGTTGTTGTTGATCGCGATACTTGCTTCCGTGACGTAGGCGAACAGGGCCGAGGGGGCTTCGTCAACATCGGACACGATGCCCAAGCGGCTGCGGCCGACGTCGCTCGAGGTGTTGTATTCCTGAGCGACACGGAAGTCCTGAACGCTGGACTGCTTGGGACCATCAACAGAGAGCCGCTGAGAGTTGTCGGTGGCGATGAAGGTCACGTCGACGTTGGCAAGTTCTGCCTGCGGCACGTTGAGCGTGAATTCATTCGGAACAGCGCCAATCAGCACTTCGGACTGGATTGCATTGGGAGAACCATCATCGGGAGCGCCAAGCGTCCGTTCGACGTTGTAGGTCCGGCGAACGATGAGAGAGCCAGTTTCGTTGCGAAGCACATCACCATAGAACAGGCGAATGGCCTTGCCGATGACACCAGCATCTGCAACCATCGCGGCGTCCGACTTGTCGAACGTGATTGCATCAGCTGTGATCGAGCGAACCCTCTTGAAGCCGTTGTTCGCAGCATTGGTGAACGAGTTGGCACTTGCGTCGCCACCGATGTAGACCCACTGTCCGGGAACGAGGCCCAGTGTGGTG